TATTCCAGACATCTGTAAGGTCGATTTTCCAATAAAATTTTTTGTCAGGTTCTTGACATACGGGTGCCGCAGATCGTGGAAACGGGTATCACCCATGCCGATAGAGGCCACAATGGACTTGAAGTGTCTGTATACGGTTCTGTGTTTGAGGTGTGCGCCGAGTTCGTCTGTAAAGACCAGGTTTCTTTCATTGTTCCAAAGCGGCCCTGCTGCGAGCCGCCATTCCATCTGCTTGACCTTCTGCGCCTTTAGAACTTTTACGATGGTCGGAGCAATCGCGGTGGTCCGATGTTTTCCGTTTTTGGTTTCATCCAGAAATATATATCCTTCTTCGCCATACTTCTTTTGGAGCTGGCGGCAGACGGTAATGATTCCGTTTTCCAGATCCACATCCTCCCACTGCAAGCCGATGAGTTCCGATTCACGCAGGCCGGAGAACAGAGCCACAATGAATATATTCTCAAACGGGTCGCCTTTGATGGCTTCAAGGAATCGTGTTACATCCTCGTCCATCAAGGGCTTTAATTCCGGCTTTTTGACTTTGGGGATCTTTACATGGTCGGAAGGGTTGGAAGGGATTACGCCGGCGATTACAGCTTGATCCAGAGCCTTGTGTAAGATTCCGTGGATATTCTGAATGCTTTTTGCGGAAAGCGGCTTCTGACCCTTTGCGCCGTCCTGTAGGGCATTGTAGTACTTTTGGATCTGCACATTGTTAAGAGAGGCAAGCTGTGATTTTCCGATATAGGGCTTTATGCGGGATTCAATCTTGCTTTTGTACCCTGAGATCGTCATGGGCTTCAAGTCTTTGCAGTACGTCTGCAGCCACTCGTCAAGCCACTGCTCAACGGTGTATCGAAGCACCTTTTTGTAAGTGCCGGTGTCAACCATTCGGACGATCCCGGCCAGCTTCTGGCGACATTCTTTCTGTGTGTCAGCATAGACACTTCCGCGCTTCGTCTGCCCGAACTCGTCTGAGTAGGTGAAGCGCCCCTCCCATCGTCCGTCAGGCCGCTGGCGAATGCTGCCGGCGCCCTGGGCGGCTCTGGTGTTGCTGGTTCTTGCCATTGATTTTCCTCCTTGTTTTTGATATACTTGGAGGGCAGTAATAAAGCCGTGTCGCCAATTGCTGCCCTATAACCGTCCCTGGTATTGCGAGTACCGGGGACGGTTTTTTATGTTTTGATGCCGTACTTAATTTCGGTTGCAAGCTCAACGTCAGAAATTGCATTTTCTAAAATTTCTTCTAAATAGTTTTTAGCGCGCTCTATATACAGATGTAGAGCCATGTCGTTAGATATTTCGATACAGCCGCCTGCAGGTTTCCTCCCTAATACTTCATCCCATAGTCGAGCAGATTCTGCCTCTCGCGTTTCTAATAACTGCTTGTGATAGTTGTCAATATGTGCTGCCTCATCTGCCGGTGATAAATTTTTCCGCTCCTCCCGCTTCATTTTCCAATGCAATTGGCTGGAAAGCGAAGCAAGAGTAGCCCACCCAGCGAACATTTCAAATATGTCTATATCATTATTGCACAAAAAAGAATCTACAAATGTATGGGCAACGCTGCACTCCTCTTTGTTGCACAGATCGTGTAACTTCTTGGCCGCTTTTTCAGAAAGGCCTGAATAATCGCATATCTGTTTCAAGGTTGGCTCCCTTGTTTTAACATCAGACAAACCGATTAAGTAGTCCGAAGAAACATTGCACTTGTTTGCGATGTCTACAAGAACTTGAATATCCGGTATCCGCTCACCGCGCAGATAAAAACCAACAGTTTGACGAGATACCCCCAGAAAATCAGCAAACTCTGTCTGGTCTCGGTCTCCCTGAATCTCTGCAAGCCGTTCTTGGAACTTTGGGAATCTGTTTCTCACCTTTTCTTGCTTCTTTTCTTGCTTCATTTATAATCGCTCCTTATGCACATGCTACAGTAGAGTACATCTTTGTTGAAACATCTGTTCGGGTCATTGAAATTGTTGTTATCTTGTGGTAAAATAATGACAGAATCTGGACAAAGGCTTTGAGAAGAGTTTGCCAGTCTTTTATTTGTACAACAACGCTCTTGTTGTTTACAAATGAATTATATCAGATTATAAATGAAGCGTCAATAGGATTTTAGTATTGGAGGGAAACTATGAATCAGGATGTAAAAAGACGTGTTGCGGGTGCTGGGCTGAAGCTTTGGCAGATTGCAGATGAACTCGGTATCGCGGATAGCAGCTTGTCGCGCAAGTTGCGCAAAGAACTGCCGAAAGAAGAGAAGGAGAGAATTTACAAGATTGTTGAAAAGCTGTCAAAGGAGGCTTGCTAATGGCCAACACATTAGAGCCTCTGACCGTTGGAATGGGACAGGCAGCCCAGTTGTTGAACGTGAGCCGAGCAACAATTTACCGCTATGCGAAAATGCCTGGTTTTCCTGCGTTCACCATCGGCGGCCGTACACTTGTCTCCGTTGAGGGTCTGCGGAAGTGGATAGACGAGCAAGTTCAGGAGGCGAGCGCATGGAGTTGATTGAATTGATTCCAGAGGGTCGAGAGAACGCCATTTCAAAAGTTCAACTTACAGAGATAACCGGCCTGTCTGAACGTTCCTTGCGTCTGGTAGTTGCTGGAGAGCGGCGCAGGGGTAAAATCATTCTGACGGACTGCAGCGGAACTAAGGGCTATTACAAGCCCACAAACAGCGGTGAAGTACTTGCCTTTATCAGATCCATGCGGAAACGTGCAAGGGAAACGGCGGCCATTGCTGATGCAGTAGAGCGGGCGTTAATGAAAGAAGTTGGGCAAGATGTATTTGAGGGGTGGGGTGAGGGTGAATGACAGCTTAAACTTTCTGCTTGAGAACGGATATACGGTAGACGATATCGAAAGGCTGAAGGCGCACAACGGTTTTTCTATTGATGAGATGGCAACGGCTGCCCAGAGCATTTTAGCGCGTGGTGGGACGCTGGTTGATCAGCCAAAAGCACAAGAGCAGCCGCAGCCAAAACAAGACAGGAAACCCTGTCTATGCTTGGATCTCCTCGATTCGTGGTTGAGCCAGCATGGATACACAATAAAGCTCAATGTAATTACCAGAGAGGTTGAGATCGCTGGCGTGTCGGACGAGTTCAATCCCGAAACAATGTCCGACGATCTTCCGGTTATCCTGTATGACGCATTAAAATACGAATACAGGTGTTCAAAGGATACGGTGGCAGACCTGTTAAAATTGGTTGCGGGGCGACACAGATATAATCCTGTTTTGGATATGCTCAACTCGGTAACGTGGGATGGGAAAGATCGCGTATCAGAAGTTTTTGATATACTCGGCGTTCAAGCGGAGGATAATCTATCGCGGACGCTTATTTGGAAATGGCTCTGTCAGTGCGTTGCTTTGGCTGGCAATGAGTACAACAGCGCATTCGGTGCAGATGGTATGCTCGTCTTGCAAGGACCTCAAGGTATTGGAAAAACTTCCTTTGTGCGGATGCTGGGTGTACGGCCAGAACTGGTCAAGCTTGGGCAGTACATAGACACAAAGGATAAGGACACCACACGGCGCTGTACATCTGCGTGGATTGTGGAGTTGGGCGAGGTGGAAACAACCTTGCGTTCTGACCTTGAACGGTTAAAAGCTTTTATCACTGCCGAGCGGGACGAGTACCGTTTGCCTTATGGCAGGGCAGACCAAAAGCTTGTCCGCCGCACGTCTTTGATTGCAACGTGTAACTCCGAGCGTTTCCTAATTGATCCCACTGGATCAAGGCGGTTTTGGACTGTACCTGTTGAACACATTGATTTGGATTTGCTCAGTAAGTTTGATTCGCTGCAGTTGTGGGCCGAAATCAAACAAATGGTAGAGAGTAACAGACAGTGGTTCCGGCTAACACGGGAAGAGCAGGAGCAATTGGCGGAACGCAATGCTGCACACGAAAAGCCAATTAAAGCACAGATTGAGGTTGAGGACATTTTATCCGAAGCAACCAGCAGGCCTGCTGCTTACATTTGGCGTGATGATACCGTTTCAGCCTTCAAAGAAGCGTATGATTCATTGCGAAACTATTCTGCGGAGCAAATCGGACGAGCGTTGGATAAGGTTGGTCTGGAGGCGCAAAAAAAGAAAGTTGGAGGAAGCGTGAAAAGGGTAAGGAACCTGCCGTTTAAGAACTACGGGGCGTATTCTGTGGTGGGTTGTGGTTGACGGTTGACAGCAAGTGAGTTTTAACCGTCAACCGCTGAACCCATTGGGGCAGAAGGGTTTAAGCAGTATGGTTGACGGTTGACAGTAGATTTCTCAAATTTAGAAAACAAGCATTGTATATAGTACTTAACGGTGTATCCTGTAAGTTTGCGAGTTTTGCTGTCAACCTACAACCTTTTCTGGGAAAACGTTGGGCCGCAACGAAAACAGCGGTTGACAGCACATTGATTTACTCTGACAACCTGACCGACAACCATAGAAAGGAAGATGTTTATGAATGATAACCAGGTTATGGCGATTGTGAATCAGCTGGAGCGTATTGCTGATGCAGTCGAAAGTATTGACGGCACTCTGGAAAACATTGACGGCACGCTTGCGAAACTTGCGGAAAGGATGGAAAATGCAGATGAAAATTAAGTTCAGCTATCTACCTGAAGAGACCGGAAAGGTGGAGCGGGCCGTGGCAGAGATCACGGCAAACAACCCAGGTATTAAGCGGAAGGACACCGACAAGCACATTCCGTATCTGCATACATATCTGACCACGGAAAAGCCCCGAACCATTGAAAACTGATGTGGTTTGTGGTACAATAGAATCACAAAATAAGAGTACCGCCCGAATTGGGGTTAGCTGAAAGGCATGGGAAACGGAGAACCGTTCCTGTGCCTTTTTATTTTTCGTGAAGATATCCGTTAAAAACCACAGAAAAAAGGGGTGATGAGCCTGAGACAGACAAAAGATGAACTGATTCTGTCGGCGTTGATTTCAAATCCGACTGTGCGAGCTGCTTCTGAGGCTTGCGGAGTATCGGAAACACAGATCTACGTCCGGTTGAGAGATGAAACATTCAAGGCAAAGTATGACAAACTGCGCTATGAACTGTTGGAACGCAATACGGCTACATTGCAGGGGCATTTGGGCGCTGCGATTCAGGCAATGGCCGATATCGTGGAGGATGAAAAGACGGCCCCACAGGTAAAGCTGAATGCTGCAGACGCCATTATCCGCAATAGTCTGAAGCTGACAGAACAGACGGACATTATCAGACGTCTGGAGGCTCTGGAGAGGGCGCAGGAATGACGGAAATTCAGAGAAGGTTACAACGCCTTGAAGCTGGAAAGAAACACCAGAAAGAGGCTCTGGCTGTCCTGGATACGCTGGATATAACCCAGCACATTGCGGAGGTGTATTACCCGCTCCATGAGGATATACAGGCAGGCGGACACACTGTTTACAACCTTCCGGGCGGGCGCGGTTCCTGTAAATCGTCCTTTGTCGGCTTGGAAATTGTGGATGGTGTGATGAAAGACCCAACGGGGCATAGCAACGCCATTGTGTTCCGATATGTAGCTAATACGCTTCGTGATTCTGTGTTTAGTCAGATTGCCTGGGCCATTGACATTCTGAATGTGAACCACCTGTGGAGGGGCCAAGTATCGCCGATGCAATATACGTACCTCCCGACCGGCGCGCAGATCATCTTTCGAGGACTGGACGATGCAAGCAAGCTGAAATCCATTAAGCCGCGCCGAGGTGTGTTTAAGTATGTATGGTTTGAGGAGTTTTCGGAACTGCCGGGGCCTAACTTCCTACGAAGTGTCATGCAGTCGGTGATGCGTGGTGGATCTGATTTTACGGTGTTTCGCAGTTTCAACCCGCCTATCAGTCAAAACAATTGGGCGAATCAGTACATAAAGCAGCCGGATAGAAAGGCTGTAACGCTGTTGACCGATTACACTATGGTTCCACCGGAATGGTTGGGAGAAGCCTTCCTGTACGAAGCAGAGCGGCTAAAAGAGATAAACCCGACAGCATACCAGCATGAGTACATGGGACAGCCCACCGGCGCAGGTGGAGAAGTGTTTCCGAACCTGGAGATCAGAGAAATTACCGACAACGAAATTTTCTCGTTTGAATATATCTATCAGGGACTCGACTTCGGATTTGCTGTTGATCCTGCTTGCTTTGTTCGCGTGGCTTACAGCCGGAAATATGATACGGTTTATCTTCTGGACGAAATTTATAAGAAACACTGCAGTAATCAACAGTTGGCAGGACTGATCAAAGAAAAGAAGTATGCAAAAAACAGGGCGTTGCAACTGTTTGGTGCTATGCCTGCATACCCACATGTGATTTGTGACGCAGCAGAGCCGAAATCAATTTCCGACCTCCGCGAAGAGGGCATAAATGCGATTAAGTGCCATAAAGAGCCAGGATGTGTGGAGTACCGCGTAAAATGGCTCCAACACAGAAAGATAGTGATTGACCCAGAGCGGACCCCAAATGCATATAGAGAGTTTGTCAACTATGAGTATGCCCAGGATAGGGATGGAAACTTTCTTTCGCAGTTGGTGGACAAAGATAACCATGCGATAGACGCAACGGCATATGCCCTAAATAGTCTTATTTACAAGCGCGGCGTGTCCGCATAAGGAGAGAACCACAAATGTGTTATGTAGAAGTAACGTGTCATAATTGCGGCGCAGTATTCCAGCTGTATTTTGATGGGAATACATCGTGGAGATGTCCCCATTGTCTGGCAGAAATGCCGGCAAAATGCATTGATAAGCTGCGAAACGCAATGTATTGCACAGAAGAGATAAACAAGGATTTTAGAGTGGCGCACGATGAAAAAAATAAGCCACTGTTTCAGGCGGAAATCAGAAATCACTATGTGCCAAACGATAAATTCAACCTATAAAGGGAGGAAAAAACATGTCAGATTTCAATTTTTTAGCAAAAGAACTTGATTCTATTTGCAAGGGCTACCTAAACGAGCTGGAGGCAGCGACCACTGCGCTCAAGTTTGCAAATGAACAGTACGGGGAACACATCCGCCCTAAGGGTGTGACCGGATTTGATTCCAAAGGACTTGCTCAGGCGGCGAAGGTAGAAGAAAATCTTGCCACTGCAAAGGATTTTATCCACCATGTTAAAACTGCCATGTTGGCAGAAACAAACGCTAAAATTAAGGCCGTTCGTGCGAAGGTTGAATCTCGGGCAAATAGACTTTTTTTGGCGGATCCTTCTGCTGTGGACGGGAACCTGTTGGCAATTCTGGATAGCGGTATGCTGACAGTCGGAGAGTATGAGGCGTTGTATGAAAAGACGGCAAAGGCAAACAACCATACAATGGCACGTCTCATTTGTGCAGCAGCCAAAGAAGCGGCCGGAGAAGCTAAGAAAGAAGATGATCGACTGAGATTGTCCCATTTGAGCCGCAAAGCTGCAGTGCACAGTTCTGAGTCCTATCTAAGCGCCTTTGATGAAATTGTTGATCTGTTCGAAATGTGTTCCGGTAATCCCTTAATGGCAAACCGCTGGGATGAGTTCGCAGGCCCGCTGATTAATAACTTTTAACAGAAGGTAGCAAGCGAGAGCCACCGCCCGGGGAAAGCCCGGATACACGGCACGGAATGGACGGCTGCTCACCAAAGTCATTCTACGAAAGTCCTGTGGAGAAGCACTTCTGCAGGCCGTCCTCCGAAGCACTGGAGGAGTGAAAGCGCAGGGGATCGGCGAAGCTTGCCGCCCGTCAATATGCGAAGTTTCCTTTCCTTCGATTTATGGACGAGCGGTAGGCAATGCTAAGTGGCCCTGAATAATATGTAAATGAAGCTAACTTAACGAAAGGTGATAAAAGTGAAAGTTAAGTTTTCAGTAAAAACAAGCGGTCTTGAAGAAATAGACCACAAACTTGCAGCACTTGCGAACAAACAAGAGGTGTGGCTTGCGAACGAAGTGTTGAAAGACACAGACAACTTTGTCCCTGCTTCTGGTGCACAGGCCGGAATGTCTAAAAGCGCGTATACTGAAGGAAACATGGTTGTTTATCCTGGCCCGTATGCTCGTTACCTATACTATGGAAAAGTGATGAAAGGGCCACGACATGGCCCCAAATATGCTACAGACAAAAACCTTGTTTATTCAAAAGACCACCACCCATATCCACAGTCTCATTGGTTTGAAGCGTCTAAAGCTGTCAACAAAGACAAGTGGATTGCCGGAGTTAAGAAGCTTGCGAAAGAAGAGCTTTGAAGCCTGAAGTAATCTGAAAATCAGCGGGAGGGCAAGTGCATGACAAATGAAGAACTTGCAGTACGAATCCAGAACGGAGAAACGGAACTGATTCCGACACTCTGGGAACAGGTGGAACGCTTCATCAAGTGGAAAGCCAGAGTGAGAGCGGCCAATCTGGATGGGTTCGGTGGAGTGACAGAAGAGGATCTTTATCAATCTGGCTTCTTTGCCCTCCTGTATGCCATTAATGCCTTTAGCCCCCAAACGGGGTTTACTTTCATTACTTACCTTGTGCATCCGTTGCAGAGTGCATTTGCGGATGCTGCAGGATACCGCACAGACAAGAGAAAATATGACCCGCTCCAGAACTATATTTCTTTCTATGTCACTGAAAGTAAAGGGGGCGAGGGAGAAGGGGCAACGCTGGCCGATGTGGTTGCCGATCCTGTGGCAGAAGAACCGTTTGTTGCGGTGGAAGATGGGCAACTCCGCGGAGTGTTGGAAAAGGCCGTAGGACAGCTTCCAGAGGCGCAGAAACGCGCCATTGTCGCTCGGTATTTCCTCGGGAGGAGTTTGTCACGGGAAGAATTAAAGGCCGAGAAAGAGGCTCTGAGGATGCTTCGTCACCCTCGGATTCGTAAAGAACTAAAAGTGTTTTGCTGATAAGGAGAACAACATGAGCAAACCCAGATATCAGTGGTGGGGATATGCAAAGAGCATGATCCGGAGATACCCGAACAAGGTAAACCCCGATGAAAGCAGAGCCGTTAGCGCGGCCATCTTGGAAACCCAAGCAATGCCGACAGGAGCCGTCCGCATGGAAGTGGTAAAGCTGGTATTGATGAATGGCACCCATGACATAGAGGGCGCTGCAATCGCCTGTAACGTGTCACCCATGACGGCAAGGTATTATCACACGGATTTCATTCGCGCCGTAGGAAAGCACTTTTCCTGCCGGTCTTTGATCTACGCATAACAAAAGCCAGGGGCCGCCCGTGTGGGTAGCTCCTGGCTGTGTTTTATGCGGTTTCTTTGCAGGGTGTGGGGAGAGATTGCCAAAGGTGATCTGACGTTTCTTTCAACTCGGTATTAAGGTGAGAAAGATAGCAATAGGCACCATATAAAGCATCGTAATCGTCATTACAAGGCTCGCAATCACCTTGTGTGACCGCGACAAACACGCACCTAATGAGTTCAGAAGCACAGTGGATACGGTAACTAAGATCGTCAACGTTGCCGGCAGCATGGATCAATTTAGCAGTACTACTGTTCATTTGCCCTCGACCTCCTTTACATAGTCGAAACCAACGGGAACAAGGTTTACCGAAACGAAACGGGTTGCCACAACGCAGTCAGCAAGGGGGCAGATAAAACAGTTTGGGCTGTGCGGACAGACGGTGCTCTCGGATACCGGCTTAGATTGCTTGGACTTATATGCATTTTTGATGCCAGTGGATACTACAGAGGGAGCCTTGCCCAGCATTCGGGCAATTTCGCGAACTCCATACCCTTTTTCATAGAGGGTTACATATTCCCGTTGAATAGGAGTCATGCAAGCGCCTCCCTTGCTCTGCGGAAATACTCCGGCAGATTAGCTTCGCACGGCTCCAAACCAAACTTGTGCATGTTGCGGAGAGCTGCGGTGCGGGTGATCTCCTTCTCGCGCTCGTCTGTCATGGTGCAGCCGATAAACGGCATCGGAGTGGAACAGATGGTAATGCGAGCAATAGGGCGGCACTCGCACTCGCACACCTCGCCAGGGTCAAGGTTGGCCCCACACTTGGGACAGGTCTTATAATAGCTCATATTTGCCTCCTTCATTGACTTTCGCCTGCCGTGTGTGTTAGAATGGGGGCGAGATGTGGCAGGCCATCCCGCCGCCCGTTTCTGCTGAGATAGTCGCTACTTGTTCAGGGTGGGCGGCTATCTTTTTTTATTTGAGCTTTTCGGCCAGCTCACGCAGGATCGCTGCGGCCTCTTCCGGGGTCTTTGCTTTGGATTCAATGAGTTCTGCGAGGGTTTCCAGATATGCGATAAACTCAGCTTGGGTCATGTTGTCTTGCTCCATTCGGTACCTCCTGCCCAGTGTTGTTCAGGTGGTTGCCCTCCTGACAGTATCTATTATACTATATCGTACCCAATATATCAACTGACAGTAGTTATAAATATTGTACCCGATATATGTGCAAAATGTATATTGTACCCAATATATAAATGTGGTATACTATCCATAAGAAGGGAGGCGACTAAATGTCACCTGCAAGCAAAGCGCAGCAAAGAGCTGTCAGTAAGTATATGAAAGAAAACTATGATGAAATTAAGGTTCGTGTAGAGAAAGGGCAAAAGGAGATCATCAAGGCCCACGCAGAGTCCCAGGGCAAGAGTGTCAATGGTTTTATCAATGAGGCTATTGAAGAGAAGATGGAGCGGGATAAAGATGGGGAGTCCTAAGATTGATATCCTCGATGTCGTCCTGCTGAAGGACGGACGAGAGGCAACGATAGTGGAAAAGTTTAGCGAGACAGACTTTCTTGTAGATGTTGGTAGCAGCCCGGAAGATTGGGACACTATTTCCGCTACACTTGAAGATATTGAGAAAATTATTTGGAAGTACAAAAAAGCCGGGGAGTGACCACAACAGTAGAAAAGTAAATTTAATTCATTTGTTAGACCAAAGCGTGCAATAAATTGCTGCGGTAGCGTATAATATAATAGAGCGATATCGAAACGGTGATATATGCAACACAAAAACAGTCTTGATTTAGCTGTATTTTGTGGAAAATATCTTCAAAAAATGCTTGACTTTGCTTGACAAGTATCAATGTTTTTGATATATTCGCTCTAGTGATTGTGCTGTGATTGCTTGCGAGGCGCACGGCCGAAGGTGGGAACTTCCTTAGAGGGGGTTCCCATTTTCATTATATACAGAAGCTGGTGAGAAGATGGGAAGCAAGCCGTTTAAAACCTATCAAGAGTTAATTAAAAAGCTCCGAGATAAAAATATGGTTATATCTCAAGAAGATGAAGATAAGGTGATTTCGCTCTTGAAGAAATACAGCTATTTTTCGCTTGTTTCTGGATACAAAACTCTCTTTAAGGCGACTGACGGGAATTATTTTCAAGGAACAACGATAGATGATATTTTTGCGCTTTATCGATTTGACGATGAGTTGAGGGATATATTTTTTCGTGCTATACAAATTATCGAAAAGAGAATCAAATCTTTGTTGTCATATTCCTTCACGAACAAATACGGAGAGAACCAGCGCGAGTACCTAATACCAACAAACTATGATTCCAATCCCGGCGGGAAGTTGGAGTTTACGCGGCAAAAAGAAATAAAAAAACTTATTTTAGCGTTTACAGATAAATGTGTTGCTCCATTCGACCACAATTATATTGAGCATCAGTGGAAAGAGCACGGAAATGTTCCGCTATGGGTTACAATTAAGGCGGCAACATTTGGGACTGCATCTAAAATGTACAGTTTATGCGTTTCGGCTATTCAAAGTGATGTCGCAAAAGAGTTTTCGGGAGTTTCTGAAGCTGCTTTGACTGGAATGCTAGATATGCTGACTCGCGTGCGAAATGTGTGTGCGCATAATGAACGCTTGTATGACTTTTGCGTAAAGAATAGTAGAGCAATCCAAAATATGCCGGTCCATGCGTCCTTAGGGATTGCAGCCAATGCGGCGGGAGGTTACAATCAAGGCAAGACGGATCTGTTCGCATCGCTGATTTGCTTTAAATACTTACTGGACGATGCAGATTTTCAAGCGACTATCGCAAGCATCGACTTGTCATTAACGGAGCTGTTAAACGAGACCAAGCTGATTCCGCCCAACAAAATCTTATCTTGTATGGGTTTCCCACAGAATTGGAAAGACATTGCCACAGTTCCGAAGATTTAG